GGACGGGGTGGATGCATGCCGAGGAATACAGCGCCAGCCGCCATGTGCGCCAGCCAAGACAGCAGGAAATCACTCTTGCCGACCTTGGGTGCGCCGCCGAACACCAACATGCCAGCCGGTGTCAGCACGCGCGGAGCGATCAGATCCGGCGGCAGCGGCGAGTTGTCGTCGAGCAGTTCACCCAGCGTGAAGGTGGGCAGAGAGGGAGCCGCTGCCTTTACGATCCGTCGGTCACCCTGGGTAATGAATGCCGCGCAGTCGAAGCCTTCTTCGACGGCGTCTGCGGCATCCCACTTGGCCGGCTTGTCGGTCGGCGGCACCAAAATGGCCACGGATGCGCTGCCCGCCACCACGCAAGCGCGAGCCGCGCTCTCGGCGTAGTCCCAACCGGGTGCATCCCGGTCCGGCCAGATGACCACGGATTTCCCGGCTAATGGACGCCAGTCGGTTTTGTCGACTGGTGCCTTGGCGCCGTTCATCGCGGTGGTGGCGGCAATGCCGGAGGCGATCAACGCAGCCGCACACTTTTCACCTTCGACCAGGACGACCTCTCGCGCTTTCGCGATGGCCGGTTGGTTGTAGAGCGGCCTGGGGTCGGGGGCGCGCCACATGCGGGCGCGAACATCCCAGGGGCGATACTCTTTGCCTGTCGGCGGGTCATACCGGTAGACGCAGGCGATCAGCTCGCCATCGGGAGTCAGGTAATCCCATTTGCCGGTGTAGGCGCCGAGGTCGTCCATCGGCACGCTGCGAACATCACGGCGCATCGGCGTGCCGACCGGGGCCGCAATGCCGAGCCACTGCCTGATCTCTGCGGCGATGCGTGGGAAGTCGCTGCGGGCGGAGCGGCCCTGCGAGCGCGCCCACAGATCGATGATGTCGCCGCCCTCGTCGGTGGAGAAGTCTTTCCACAGGCCTCGCCGTGGTCCGTCCAGCTCAACCACCAGACTCTTGCCCGGGTTGCCATCGACATCACCGACGTAGAACTTGCCACCCCGGATGCGCCCCTGCGGAAACAGGTAGTGGAGGACCGCCTCAAGTCGATCCAGCAAGCCAGCGCGCAAGGCATCGGTGTCGGAGGTCAGTTCGTCGCGCTGCTCGGGCGCGTCATTGAAGTCGAGCCAGATGATGTTGTCGGCCATCATGTCGAACTCCAACAGCGGTCCTGCCAGGGGCAGAACTTGCACTCGACATGCGTTGGGGTGGTTGCATGGCGCGGCAGCAGTTCCTGGCTGTCCGTTGCCGTGATGATCCGAACCGCGCGATCGGACATACGCTGCGCCAGGCCGCCGTCGAACGGCACCAGCTCGAACCAGATCTCTTCGGAGTCCTTGTTGATGGCGGTGAACAACGCCGGGTTCGCGGAAATGCCCGGGATGCTGGCTTCCATGTAGGCCTGATAGATGGCCATCTGCGCGGCATAGACCGGTTTGGATTTGCTGACGCCGTGCTTGACCGTGTCCCGCCAGGATTTGTCGTTCATGGTCTTGCACTCCCACAGGGCCGGATAGCTCATTCCTAGCTCTGCGGGACCGCCGTTCAGCACACCATCGACGTGCCCTTGGATGCGACCGCCCGCGACGGAAAAGCCGAACTGACCGCCGCTGGCCTTTTGCGTGTACAGATCGAATCCGGCCATGCGCAGCCAGCGGATGGCCAACTCTTCGAGGACGTGGCCCACCTCGAAGACGCGCAGAACGCGACCCGGTATGTCCCGGCCAGGATCGACCGGTGTTTGCAGATACTCGTATTGCAGCGCGCGCTCGCAGGCAACGCCCAACCGAGACGCACCGAGATAGTTGCGACGGGGTTGGTTGTCGCGTTCGGCGCTCAGCGCGGTATCGATGAGCACGCCGATCTGCTCATGGATCTTGGGGCGGTGATTGAAGTCCAGCATCAGAACGGCACTCCCGTCGAAGCCGACTTACCCTGGCGGGCGAGTCGCTCCTCAAGAAAAGCGCGGTCCTTCTCCGCCATCCGCTCGTGCTCGACGAGCATGTGTTCCTGGTAGGCGGTCACCACGACGTCGATCAGCATCAACACTTCGTCTCTGCTGTAGTCCGCCAGCGGGCGCTGCATGCCGATGGAGCCCACGTACTCACCCAGCGGGGCCAGGCAGGACGCCATGGCGGCCAGCTCCAGGTCACTCGGGTCGATCATGTGACCCCCCGTCTTTTCCATGAGCCGTGAAAAGGCGTTCTGACAGCGCATGGAGCAGAACACCCAGCGATCTGAGTAGCGGCGTGGATCGCTGCGCGGCAGGCGTGGATTGAAATAGCCGAAACCCTTGGCCTTGCGGGAGCAGACTGCGCATTTCACGCGGCCTCCCGGTGGGCATCGTTGGCAGCCACCACGAGGCGCTGTATCGACGACTTGTTGAACTGGAAGGACAGCAGCGCCGAGGCCTGATAGCGCGTCATGCCAAAGTCGGCGCGCAGCGCCTGCGGCAGATACTGCAGTTGCTTCGCGGTCGGCGGTTCGTTTAGCCAGCGCCGGGTCTTGTGCGCGGAGTCCGCCGACTCGCGGTCGTTCAGCCAGTCATCGGCCTTGGCCATGCAGACAGTGCGATCGCCAACGGCCAGCAAGCGCGGCTGCAGATCCTTACCTCCACCCACGGCGTGCCAGCGCCCATTCAGGAAGAACACGCCACCCCAAGCGTTGAAGCCAGTCGCCATCAATGCGTCGTCGCAACCGAACAGGTCGCACCAGCGGAAGTTGGATCGCTTGAGCAGATCGATCTCGGTCATCACGAAATCGGCCAGCGCATCACCTTCCTCGGCGGTCTCGTTCTCCCAGACGAATCCGCACAGCGGGCATTCGCGGCAGCCGAGCGGGACGGTGGCTTCACAGGACGGGCAGTCCTTGGTCGGCGCTTCCCCGTGATGCTGGTGCCCGTCGAGGTTGACGTCCTGCTCCAAGGAACCGTGCATCAAGGTGGCGGTGCCGAAGTCCAGCACCACGCAGTCGGTCTTGATGACGCCGGGATGCTCGATAGGATCGATGGTGCGCAGGCCACGCCCGATCATCTGGGTCAGTGTTGACTTGTGCGAGCTGGGTCGCAGCAGCACCACGCAGGAGGTGGGCGTGAAGTCGTAGCCTTCGGTCAGCACAGCCACGTTGACCACGACTTGCGCGGTGCCGGATTCGTAGTCGGCCAGTCGTGCCTTTCGCTCTGCGTCTGAGAGCTCGCCATGCACGATCACGGCAGACACACCGGCATCGTGAAATGCCTGGCGCACGCACTCGGCATGGGCAACGGTCGAGCAGAACACGATCGTCTTGCGGTCGCCAGCCTTCTCGCGCCAATGACGGATCACGGCATCGGTGATGGGCGTCTTGTTCAGAATGGCCTCGACTTCCGTCATGTCGAAGTCGGTGGCCGTGCGACGAACTCGCGTCAGTTGTTCCTGGGCGACATCGATGACAAATGTGCGGGGTGGCACGAGGTGGCCGGAGGCAATCAACTCGCCCAGCGTGATTTGGTCCGCGACGTTGCTGAAAACCTCCCGCAGTCCCTTGCCATCGCTGCGGGCAGGTGTCGCGGTGACGCCGAAGATCTGAGCGTTCGGGCTCTTGTCCAGCACCCGATCGATCACACGGCGGTAAGACGCAGAGGCGGCGTGATGCGCCTCATCGATCACCAGCAGATCGAGCGCTGGTATCGCGGCGAGATGGTTGTCACGCGACAGCGTTTGCACCATAGCGAACGTGGCGCGCCCTGACCAGGATTTGTCCTTGGCATCAAACACGGAGGTGCTGATGCCCGGATTCACCCGTGCGAATTTGGTCAGGTTCTGGCCAGTCAGTTCGTCGCGGTGGGCGAGGATGCAGGCTTTGGCATCTGGCTCGGCCAACAGGCTGCCGGCCACCGCCGACAGCATGATGGTCTTGCCCGACCCGGTGGGGCCAACAGATAGGGTGTTGCCGTGTTGGGCGAGAGCCGCCAGGGAGCGCTCGACCAACAGGGCTTGGCGGGGGCGAAGCATCATGGCGGCGTCCCCCTTACTGTGCCCAGCTCGGGCGACCCGGCACGGAGGCACGGCCCGTAGCCTGGGCATACGCGTTCGACCCGTTGGCGGCCCCTGACACCGCAGGCTTTGCGGCCCCGCCCATGAGGGCGGCGTAGTCCTTGTGGTCTGGCGTGATCGCGGCCTTGATAACGCTCTTGTCCTGGCCGTTCTGGTCTTTGTCCCAGTCGACCTTGCCGAGAAACTCGATGCCGTCGAGGTCGGCAAACCCGCTGATGCGGCGCGCGTTTTGCGCAGCAGGACTGTTGTCGCCGGGGTGAACGCCGCGCGCGGAGTTCAGGATCGCCTTGACAAAGGTGCGGCCCATGTTGGCCCACTCAGGGCCCTTCGGGCTGTGCAGGCCGATCAGAGACCACATCTTGCGACGGGCGAACTCGCCCTCCATCACGACGAACTCGCAGTTCAAGTACACCGAGCCGGTGTTGTCGTTGCGAGTGGCGTAGCCGCCGGTCCAGCCTTGCGACGGATCATCGAAGCCACCCGGCTTGATGGTCATGCGGACACGCACCAGCGTGCCCCTGGGAATCAGGTCGAAAGAGGTCTGTTCGGAAGCGGAATTGAAATCGAAATAGGTCATGATCAGGACTCCTGAGTGGAAGTGGATTCGGTGTTAGGGACAGGCGCGGCAGCGGGCGTAGGCCGCGCGAAATCGAGCCGCTCGGTGGCGGGCCTGGCAGGGCCAGCGATCTTTTCCATCAGGCGGCCGAGATGCGGTTCTTCGATCGGATCGAGCCGCCCGGAGCGGTCCTTGGCGGGGTATCCCCATGCGTTCAGCGTGTGGCAGACGAATGCGCGGTAGCTGGCGCCGTCATCGGCCTTCAGCTCGGCCAGGGTGACAACCTCATCGACGATGCCGGGCAGTTCCAGGCCGGTCTTGGAGCCGTCGATCTGCAGCGAGAACACCCGGCGATTGAAATCGTCGAGGCGCTCGTCGAGGATGCCGACGAACCAGACGTTCTTGCCGCGCGTGTGCTGCAGGTGGGTCAGCCAGGCGATCATTTCCTGGCCCATCAGCCCATACGCACCCCGACTGTCGGGTTTGCCGGTCTTCTCGGAGTAGGCCTGCGGCTGGCCTTTGCACCATTGCAGGCACAGGCGTCCGGCCACGGTGATGGAGTCGACGAACACGGTGTCGTACTTGTCCAGCACGGCTGGATCGCCGAAGCGCGCACACACGGCATCGAAGTGGGCTTGGCTGAACGGTTGGTCGTTGCGCAGCGCCGGGTTCGGTCCGCCGATGTACACCGCGAAGTCACGACACTCCTGCCAGGTGCGCGGACGGATCGTGTCGCCCGCCCAGCCCTCGACGGCCAGGTCCCCGGCCTCGAGATCGAAGAACAGCGTGGCAGTGGGTTTCAGCGTCCAGAGCTGTGACGTTTTGCCGATGCCGCTCTTGCCGACGAGCACGCCTTTCACGCCACGGCGCTCGGCCAGGCGCTGGTCTGCAGTAATGATGGGGAGGCTCATTTGCCGGCCTCCTCGGTGCTGATGTTGGCGAACGCGTCAGCGACGGTGGTCACGCCGAGTGCGCCGCGCTTGCGGGCCATTTCGTACAGGTCGCGCAGACCGCCCAGACGGCGATGGATCAGACGGGACTCCGACTCCATGCCCTGGATCGCGAATGCCAGGTCATCAATGGTGGCGTCTTCGAGGCGACGCACGACTTCGTCGGGGCGATTGCCGTCCAGCGCCGGGATGCGGATGTTTTCCGGCAGATCCCGGAGATACATTTCCGGCTGCTTGCGCAGCAGTTCGAGCAGCGTAGGTTTGGTTTTCATGGCGATTACTCCTGAAGCAGAGCGAGACGGAAGCCCGGCTTGCCGGTCTTTAGGGTGCGTGCCGGAGCGAAGGCGCTCTTGAGCGACTCGGGCCACGCGTTGAACTTGGTTTCCGAGATCCGGTAGCTGATCTCCACGTACTCGGACGGGTCGTCACCGTTGGCGGCGATGCGCTGGGTGATCTCGGCGAGCCGCTTCTGATCCCAGTCGACTTTCTTGGGCAGATCGGCGGTGATGCGGACATGCCCGTCGTCGAAATGGACGACGCCGGTGTCCTTGCCTGCTGCCAGGCGGAGCTGGTGGGCGCGGTCGGCGTACTTGAGGTCCAGTGCGCGATCGACGTGCTCGACGATCGCCTTGGCAGCAGCCAGAAGATCAGCAGCGTCGTTCTTGAGCTGGAACAGCGACTCGCTGCCAAGGGCGGCTAGCTCGCCGGCTGGGGTGGTCAGGACTTCGTCGGGGGAGATGCGGTTCACAGTGCACCTCCCGCATTGACGCGTTCAGAGGTGCTCTTGCGCAGGCTCTCGGCCTCGTAGGCTTCGATGTCCTCGATGCGATACGCGACGCGGCCTTGCAGCTTCAAAAATACCGGGCCGATTCCCTCGGAACGCCAGCGCTCAAGCGTGGCTTCGCTGACTCCCCAGCGCTCGGCCAGTTGGCCTTGATTCAGATGTTTGACACTCACGATGCACTCCTTCTGGTTGTTGCGAATTCGTGAGGTCAGTTTCGAAGTCGGCCTGTGCGGGCGTCTGCCGTCGCCATGTACGGGCGGATGTACGGGCGCAGCTTCTGAGGGGAAAAGCGGGGGCCAGAAAGCAAAAAACCGCCCGAAGGCGGTTATGCGTGTTCATGGATATCCGTGCTGACTCATTCCAGCTTGATGCCGTACCCAGCATCGTCATGCTCGATGTAATCCAGCCACTGGCTGTTGCCACTGAAGATGCTCGGAACCCGCTTACCGCGTGCAGCCTCCCGCGACCCGTGAGCCGCGACCAAGATATCTCCGGCGGAAACGCGCTGACGCCCCTTGGCGAATTGTTCGGCCAGGTACTTCACCACCGCGGCTTGCTTGGGGCCGCTGACTTTCCATGGCTCGATTGATCGGGTGGTGATGTGCAGTGTGCTGGTGAATTCATCGAATCTCACCGCAGGCGAGTGCTCGACAACTTCTCCTGGCGCCGCGAGCATCAGACGATGGAGTAAATCGGTGTCGATCGTCGGATTGGTGCTGTGTCGCGCCAGCACACTACTGAACGGGATGACCCGATAGTTCCTGGGCGGGCGAACCGCCGTGGGCAGTGCCGGACCCAGGTTGAAGATGATGCCCATATCTGGCTGAGTGGCTTGCTCGAAATGGCGAAAGACATCATCGGTACGCGTAGCGAAGCCACGGACCAGCCAAACATCGAGATGAACAAGTCCGACGCGTGTCTTTCCGAGGTGCCAGAGGACGCCATCGATGGCAGCTGTGGTGATACCGCGTCGTAGCGCCTGCGGGATATCCAGAAGATCTGCCAGGTAGTTCAGAAACTTCGTCGCAGTGACCGCACGGACGACAACTGTCTCGGCAGGAATGTGTTTCACCCGAAAGGTTTCCGGGCAACGGTACCGGTACAGCCCTGGATCAGAGTCCTCCTCGATGTCCACCAGGACGTGCTCGTCGCCGCAGGGCGCCGGGTAGCAACCGGCATAACCGACACATTCGGTCCAGATGGCCAAATCACGGTCAGAAAGGGTTGCTTTGCGTGATAGCTCCCAGCCGGGAACACCGTGCAGCCGCTGTCCGTCGCAGTCGGCAATCGGCTGCCCAGACTGTTCGAACAGGTCGATCAGATCAAGCAGCGACTGTGTCGGCAGGGGCTTCGACGACATGGCCGATCTCCTTCACCAGATGCCATTTGGCCAGCAGTCGGTCGCACAGCGCCCGGTCCTTTTCCCGCTTGGTCTTGATGTTGCACTTGTTGTCGTCGCGCAGGATCACGGTGATCGTCCGTGCGCGGTCCTTGCCGACCTTTTTCAGCTTGATGGACAGCTTGGCGTAGTTGAGGTGGTGATCGCGGAAGTCGAAGGCGGGGCCGATCAACGACCGGGCGGCCGCGTAGATGTCATCGACGTCCTTGGTCCAGATCTTCACCAGGAGCGACCGGCCATTGCCGGCGGCGTAGCCGAGCTCGACGACCTTGACGAACGCCACCGGCTCGCCAGACAAGTCGAAATTACGCGGCGCCGCCAAGCTCTGATAGTCGTATTGCTTGAGCGGGATCTTCTCGCCGGTGATGGGCGATTGCAGCAGGGTGTCCGCCACGATGCGCGCCAACGCTTCCCGGTCCGCCGTATCTTTCGACAGCACCTCCAGGTGCCCATTGGCCGGCTCGTAAGTGATGTGCGAAGACACCGCCCGGATCACCTCCTGGGGCACCAGCTCGCTGGCCTGCACGCAGTCGATGATTTCCGGGGGGCGGTTGTGATGGATGCTGATCTGGTACAGGTCCACATCCTCGCCGGTCTGCGTGTCGGGCCGCAGACGCTTGAAGATCTGGATCGCGACAGCGTCATCGGAGCACCCGAGTTGCTGGGCGACGGTTTGGTGGAATGCCGCCTTGGCCGCTGCGTCGTCGAGTACCGCCAGGTTGGCAGGTGCCATGAATCCCGAGTAGCAGGAGGCACTTTGCCGGAATACGTCGGCCTGTCGGGCATTGAGGGCTTCCTCGAAGATCACGGGTTCATTGATGTGCAGCCACAGCGCCCGCTGGTACTGGTTCGGAATCGCGGCGAAGGTTTCCCGGGCGGCGTCATCGAAGATGTCGTCCTTGAAGCCGTCGATGACGTCCTGGCCGGCGCCGTCTGACAGCAGCACGATCCGTTCGGCCACTTCTTCGATCCGCTGCCGCTCGCCCACCCCAAGAGCCGCGAGCACAGCCTCCATCTGTTCACGCTGTTCTTTCTTGGGCTTCTTGGCGTCCGCGTCCGGCATGGCCAGGCCGAATTCATCCACCATAAATTCACGGAACACCGCCGGTGGCAGGTGGCCCAGGAGCTTGCTCAGGTTTTCTGCATCGTTCATCTACATACCCTTCAAAGGTTTGGATCGGCTTGGTATCAGCCTCGACGGCCCCTTCTTCTTGTTGGGGTGTGCAGACCGATGACGTTCGGTGTACCGAACGATTCAGATTGTCGCGGAGCTGTTATGGGTTTGTCAAGCAGGTACGAATTCGTTCGGCGCAGTGGTATTATTTTCGGATTGAAGCCAACAAATGAGGAAATGCCGGTGCCATCGCCCCTGGGGGACAAGATCCGCGCACTGCGGAAACAAAAGAAGCTCAGCCTGGAACAGTTGGCCGAACTGACCGACTCCAGCAAGAGCTACATCTGGGAACTGGAAAACAAAGACGATCCGAAGCCATCGGCCGAGAAGATCGGCAAGATTGCCGCCGTCCTCGAGGTCACCACGGAGTTCCTGCTTACCGAGTCGGCAACCACCCCGGACGAGGAAGTGCTCGACGAGGCCTTCTTCCGTAAGTACAAGAACATGTCCGAGCCGGACAAGAAGAAGATCCGCAAGATCCTCGATGCCTGGGAAGATGAATGACGGATGCAAAAAAGCCCATGGCCGAGGCCAACCGCATCTCGTCCATGCTCAATACGGTTCTCGGTGCGGATCGCTTTCCGGTTAAGGTTGACGAACTGGCGCTGGAGTATTCCCGCCAGTGCTTTGCAGACTCGCCTATCGACACGGTTCGGGGCGAGGATCTCGACGGTTTTGATGGTCTGCTGAAGGCCAACAAGTCACGGTCGAAGTGGCTGGTCCTCTACAACAGCGCCACCCCGTCGGAAGGCAGAAAGCGCTTCACGATTGCGCATGAGTTCGGCCACTACATCCTGCACCGCGATCAGCAGGACCTGTTCGAGTGCGGCGACGACGACATCGAGACGGGTGACAACAACGAGCGCGACATCGAGGCCGAGGCGGATCTGTTCGCTTCGACCCTGCTGATGCCGCTGGACGACTTTCGGCGCCAGGTCGACGGTCAACCGGTCAGTTTCGATCTGCTGGGTCACTGCGCTGACCGCTATGGGGTATCGCTGACGGCTGCCGCCCTGCGTTGGACCGAGATCGCACCCAAGCGCGCCATACTGGTGGCCAGCCGCGACGATCACATGCTGTGGGCCAAATCGAACAAGGCGGCGCTCAGGTCCGGCGCCTACTTCGCGACGCGCAAGAACACCATCGAGCTGCCGCACGATGCGTTGGCGCACAGCTACAACGCCTTTGACATGGCCGACAGCCGGACGGGGCGCGCCCAGTCCTGGTTTGCCCGTGAACCTGCCAACATGCCGGTCACGGAGATGACACGCGTCGCGGGTCAGTACGACTACACGCTGACACTGCTACTGCTGCCCGAGGCCGAGTGGCAAGGTGCGCGGCACGATGATGAGGAACCGGAGGAAGACACTTACGACCGCTTCATCCGCAACGGCCAGTACCCGGTGCGATAGCTCATGGTGGATCGATTATGAGCGCCCACAAGTGGCAATTTGCTTCCCGTTTCCGCCGTCATGCATTTGGCTGGCGCTCCGACACGCCGGTGCAGCGGATCAAAGAAGCCATCACGGAGATCAAGCAGGTCGCTCGCAAGGAACCCGTGCTCGCAGCTGAGGGAGCCATCATCCTGCTGGAAAAGCTCTCCCCGGCGCTGGAGCAGGTGGACAGTTCATCGGGCGCACTGGGTTCGGCCGTCAACAAGGCCATCGATACCCTGGTGCCCATCATCGTCAAGGCTGACGTCGAGCCGAAGCTGCGACAACGCTGGCTAGAACGCTTGTGGCAAGCGCTGCAGGACGACGAAATGCCCTACATCGAAGTGCTCGGCGATTACTGGGGCGAGTTGTGCGTGACGCCGGAACTGGCGTCGCACTGGGCCGATGAGTTTTTGCCGGTCGTCGAGAGCGTGTGGAGCCCGAAGGCCCCAGGCCACGGATTCTTCAAAGGCACCAGCGCTTGCCTGGCGTCAATGTACGCGGCGGGCCACCACCAGGAACTGTTGGCGTTGCTCGACAAGGCGCCGTTCAAGTGGTGGCACGATCGGCGCTGGGGTGTGAAAGCATTGTCGGCGATGGGCAAGAAGGCGGAGGCGATCCGCTACGCCGAGGAGTCGCGCGGTCTCAATGATCCTGGCTGGCAGATTGCCGAGGTTTGCGAAGAGATCCTGTTGTCCTCCGGCTTGCTCGACGAGGCCTACCGCCGCTATGCCATCGAGGCAAATCAGGGCACAACGAACCTGGCGACGTTTCGCGCCATCGCCAGGAAGTATCCCCACAAGCAGCCGGAAGAAATTCTGCGTGACCTGGTGTCCAGCACACCCGGTGCCGAGGGCAAGTGGTTCGCGGCAGCAAAGGATGCGGGATTGTTCAATGTGGCGATCGAACTGGCCACGCGCAGCCCGACCGATCCGCGCACGCTGACGCGCGCTGCCCGTGACTATGCCGAGAAGCAGCCAGCAATCGCGCTCGCCGCAGGCCTCGCCGCGTTGCGTTGGATCTCTCTTGGACACGGCTATGAGATCACCGGCGCTGATGTGCTCGATGCTTATTCGGCAGTCACGCAGGCGGTACCGAATGCGGGTGTTCCAGCCCAGCAGGTTAACGAGCAGATCCGGGAAATGATCGCCAGCACTCAGCCCGGAAATTCGTTGATGAAGACCATCCTCACCCGTCATTTGTCGAACTGAAAGGGTCCCGCTTTTCGCAGCAACCCGCATCGGTTCGCACGACTCCGAAACTCCCTCATGGTGTCGGCGGCAGTCCATCCGGACAATTTCACTGCATGTGAGTTTGACCGAGAGGACCGCCACCAATGCACCAAATCAACCATCTACCACCAGAGCGGATGACGCCGGAACAGCGTCGCCACGAGATCGCGTCGTTGCTGGCCAACGGCCTGGCACGCCTGCGTATCATCGGCACAGAACAGTCCGCAACCAGGGCAGAAGCGAGCGAGTTTGAGCTTGGCTTCTTTGGCAACCAGCGCGTTCATACAGACCCCGTCAACAAGACAACTACGGAGTCGAAATGAGCACGCAAACACCATCGTTTTCCACGCCGCCATCGGTGGCGGCGCAGATCGCCAGGTTGCCCGAGATGCCGATGGCAGAGATTCGGACGCTTTGGCAAAAGCTGGTCGGTGGCGACACGCCCACCCACAACCGCCAGTTCCTCGAACGCCGGATTGCCTACCGGCTGCAGGAGTTGGAGTTCCGCAAGGTCGACGCCAATCTGCTGGATCGCAACCAGCGTCGCATCGAATCTCTGGTCGAAACCGGCAAGGTGAAAAAACGCGACCGCGATTACCGTCCGGCCGCAGGCACGGTGCTGGTCCGCGAATACAAAGGCGTCGAGTACCGCGTCATCGCGACCGCCGACGGCCAGTATGACTTCCAGGGACGCATGTACCCGAGCCTCTCGATGATCGCCCGCGAAATCACCGGCATGCGCTGGTCGGGGCCACTGTTCTTTGGGCTCAAGCCGCCATCCAATGCCAAGACCAAGCCTGCCACCAAGAAGAGAGGTGGACGATGAGCGAAGTCTTGAAGCGCCGCATGCGCTGCGCGGTCTACACGCGCAAATCCACTGATGAAGGGCTGGACCAGGAATACAACTCGATCGATGCGCAGCGCGATGCCGGTCATGCCTACATTGCCAGCCAGCGCGCCGAAGGCTGGATACCGGTCGCCGACGATTACGATGATGCCGCCTTTTCCGGCGGCAACATGGAACGCCCGGCGCTCCAGCGAATGATGGCGGACATCGAAGCTGGAAAGATCGACGTGGTGGTCATCTACAAGATCGATCGTCTGACACGCAGCCTGGCCGACTTCTCAAAGATGGTCGAAGTGTTCGAGCGCTACGGCGTTTCATTCGTGTCGGTCACACAGCAGTTCAACACGACGACCTCCATGGGCAGGCTGATGCTGAACATCCTGCTCTCCTTCGCCCAGTTCGAACGCGAAGTCACCGGCGAACGCATCCGCGACAAAATCGCGGCCAGCAAGCGCAAAGGCATGTGGATGGGTGGCGTGCCGCCGCTGGGCTACGACGTCGAGAACCGGCGGTTGGTGCCCAACGAGCGCGAGGCCAAGTTGATCCGGCACATCTTCCAGCGCTTCGTCGAACTCGGTTCCAGCACCGCACTGGTCAAGGAACTGAAACTGGATGGCGTGACGTCGAAGGCGTGGACCACGCAAGACGGTAAGACCCGCGATGGCAGGCCGATCGACAAGGGCCACATCTACAAGCTCCTCAGTAACCGCACCTACCTTGGCGAGTTGCGGCACAAGGACCAGTGGTACCAGGCCGAGCATCCGCCCATCATCAGCCGCGAACTGTGGGACAGCGTCCACGCGATCCTGGAGACGAACGGCCGGGTGCGGGGCAACACAACGCGGGCCAAGGTTCCCTATTTACTCAAGGGCATCGTGTTCGGCAACGACGGCCGTGCGCTGTCGCCGTGGCACACCACCAAGAAGAATGGTCGGCGCTACCGTTACTACGTGCCGCAGCGTGATGCCAAGGAGCATGCGGGCGCTTCGGGCCTGCCGCGACTGCCGGCCGCAGAACTCGAATCGGCGGTACTCGATCAACTGCGCGCGATCCTGCGTGCCCCGAATCTGCTCGGCGACATGCTGCCGCAAGCGATCAAGCTGGACCCGACCCTGGACGAAGCCAAGATCACCGTGGCCATGACTCGGCTCGACGCGATTTGGGATCAACTGTTCCCGGCCGAGCAGACCCGGATCGTCAAGCTGCTGGTGGAGAAAGTCATCGTGTCACCCAACGATCTCGAAGTGCGGCTGCGCGCAAATGGCATCGAACGCCTGGTGCTGGAGCTGCGCCCCGAGCCGGTCGAGCAACAGGCGGAGGCCCTGGCATGAGCGACATCCGCATCCAGAAGACTGGCGAGCCGGACATCGTTGAGGCGAGTGATGGCCGGCTGACCCTGTCGGTACCGATCCAGATCAAGCGCCGTAGTGGCCGCAAGCTGGTCACCTTGCCGAACGGCGAAACCGTGCCGGTCAGACCGTGGGATGTGGCACCGACATCCATCCAACTGGCGCTGGCCAGGGGCCACCGCTGGCTGGCGATGCTGGAGTCAGGAGAGGCGAAGTGCTTGAAGGAGATCGCAACGCGGGAGGGAATCGACAACAGCTACGTGAGCCGGATGGTCAACCTGACCACGCTGGCGCCCGACATCGTGGCGGCCATCCTGGACGACGCACTGCCGAACCACATCACGCTGTTCGACCTGGCGGTTGATCCGCCAGCGCTGTGGGATGAGCAGCGGGCCAGGCTTTCAGCTCGATAGGCCTCAATCTGTCACTGACCATTGCGGGAGGGAGATGTCCGGTGTTTGCTTGCAGTACTGGGGGATCTTCGGAAAGCAGTCATCCAGGGCTAAGTGCCACGGCGCGCCATCCATATCGCTCTTCCTTAGGATGCTTGGCATAAATCAGTACTGCAGCTACGTCATTAACATCCGCTGGGATGCTTTCAACTAGATGCGGAGGAACAAAGCCATCGTCGACAAACGCGAATCCTTTGGCGTTCCGCCTCAGGTGACCATTCGCCACCCGCACATCGACATCTGGGCGCGGGCCTGGGGCAACGGCGAAGATATCCGTTCGACCCGTTTTTTGGTTTTGTGTGGTCCGAAAAGAAACGCCCTGGCCTAACGATGGAGGTTGAGATCCGAGCCAGGCACTGTCGTCGATCCAAACTTCGATGTCGCGATTAATGAAAATCTTCGTACGCTGTTCTTCTGATGCCACGCGCGAGACGACGCCAGATCCGGCATCTGTGCAGTCCCACTTTGATCCTTCCGGACGCGCTGCAATCTGGACTATATCCTCGCGATTGCTTTCCAACTGCTTGCCAACAACGAGAGTTACAGGGTCGCCAATCTTAAAGGAAGAGACACGCGCACCCTGTCCAACGATACTGACGGAGGCGCCCCCGCTCGCTCGCACAGAAAACCTCGGAAGGGGCCTTATCTTTCGACTAGGTGGTGCTTCCTTTTGCTGGTGTGGCACGATCACGCCAAGATAGGTCGCAGACCTCACTTCCACCGAATCGAAGCACAGCACCAACGCTTTCTGGGAGTGCCGAGCGTAGAAATCTTTCGGATTCTCTGCTTCGGGCGCTGATGGGTCATACCAACTGCTGCTGATCAACTCCTGCAGCTCTTTGTCGATTCCCCAGCCTTGTTCCTGCCGAATGTTGATGGCCGTGACGAGCTCACTACTCGCTTGGGAGAAGTCTCCTCGTTCTGCCAACATCTGCGCCAGTTCACGATGCACATTGACGGTGAATTTTGGATCAGAGCCACATTCCAGTGCGCGGCAGGCGCACGCGAGAGCGAGCTCGGGTTGATCCTCAGCGTATAGGCGTGCAGCCTCTGCCCATACCCAGAACTCACTTCTCTTGGCCTTGATCACAGAGCCAAGAATGCTAGTGGCCTCGGCGTGTCGATGAATGCGTCTCAGCAAAAAAACCTTGTCCCAATCCAGCCAAAGAGCATCATCACCCTCAGCCACAGGCCGAATTCGGTCTATCCACTCAAGCGCAAGATCGATGTCTTCTGGCGTGGCATCGTGGAAGGCCTTAACCCATTTTGCCAATGCACGTGCGACGCCAAGTGCGATCGGTGGGTAGCGATTCTCATCGCGCTGGCTGTATTGCCAATCTTCCGTGCCTAAACCATCGTTACCAACCCACCGAATGAACCCTGGAAAGGTTTGAAAATGCGGTGCAATTTTGCACACCTCTCGAATGATGTTGGAGAGCGCATTGTCTGGGCGACGTTTCGGCTGTTTTGCGAACCGGCGAAGTTCCTTATGGATTTGGCTAATGGTCTGTGGGACAGGCTGCGAGGCCTTTAGCTTTTCGCCGACCGTGGAAACCAGCGTCTTGACGAGGCCATAGAAAGCCCAGTCAATCTGCGTCCTCAGTTTGAAGTCGTCAGGATCATTGGCAAGATCTTGCAGACCGAGGTCGATAGCCTCCTGGAAACGTTCCGATTTCCGGAGCGCTTGTACGTCCGCCCATGTCATTGCAAAACCGACCTTATTGCTTCAACAGCCGCGGAGTTGCTGCACGTCAGCGGGCGCAAGCTAGAAACCAGCCCCTGCTTGTCGAAGTTAATCTCAAGACCGACTCGCTCATCTTGGTTGCGAGCAACGGTAGTTGCTAGACGGTAAGGCGTCTCGGCGGCGGACACGATCTTCCAGCCAATCCGGTCCAAGCGCGAACGAGCAGAGCGAAGCAACGCGTCAGCCTCTGGCGAGTACCCATTCGTTGCGACGCACGCGCTGGCTAAGTCGGTAAGTAAAGGCCACTGCGCCGGATCCTTCACGTGCATGGCGGTGACGACGTTCTTTCCGTTGTAGGCGATCCGCAGCTGGCATTGTTCTTCTTGCGGTCCAGATAAATCGTACTGCTCCTGGTAAGGGTGACAGGCCGCCTTTACGACCCGCCAGCCCAACCGCTCTAATGCGTTGACTACACGGATCCAAATTGCTACCGACTTGAGAACATCTTTCGATTGGTCTAGCCCCTCAGGCAGGCTGCGTTGCTGATCTCTCTCGGACGCGATTCCGTTGGGCTGAAATGCCCAGCCTGCACCTACTGCGATGTCCGTGGCCTCTTTGACAGCACCCGCATTCCAGACAGCAGCGTCAAATGGATGGATATCGCTGAAATTCAAAAGAACCAACTCACGTTCAGCGACAGTGAGCGCCGAGTACAGCCAGCGGAAGAATCCTTCCGAGTGCCGGCCGGCTGCATGATCGCAATTCACGTAACAAACTGGCTGCGACATGCCTTGAGCATGGTGAACAGTCGATGCATAGCCATAACGTGCATAGGTGAAATCTGTTGCGGGCGGTGGCGGCGACCGGCCTTCCATTCCTTGGAGCGCGGCCTGTTTCCCGTCGAACGCCTTCTCTCGGTCACGCTTTATGGCATTTCTCCAGACGTTTTCAGCGACTGCAGTCTCTTTGTCCAACTCCGGTTTTTCCGCCTTCAGAAACTCCTCGAACACCTCGAGCTCAACCTCATCTCGACTATGAATCCCACACCTGATGGAATGAAACTTGATAGGGCCGCTTTTAACCCAGCTTACTCATAAGTCAGAAATATAGGCTACAGAAGGGTGTTTGAAGAACGAGCGCACCAGCTTGGGATTGTTGCCGATATTCTGCAATTGTTGGTGCAC